GACTGGCTCGGCGTAGAGTCGCTCGACGACATTATGATCTACAAGACCGACGACGAGGCCACGGTCGCAGCGAAGACGAAACTCCACGAGCAGTTCGCTGATGGATTCATCATGTACATGGCAGAGGGCAACGCGCCGAGCAGCGAGCTGAAAATCATCTTCGACAAGTTCCGCGACTTCCTGGTGGAAATCACGAAGCGCCTGATGGAGCGAGCAGACTTCGAGCTGTCCGACGAGGTGCGCGATGTCTACGGCAAGATGGTACACAACGAAGCAGAACTCTCCTCGGCTCGAGACATCCTCAGCGCTCACCCTCTGAGCCAGGACCAGCTCGGGATGAGCGACATTCAATACGACAAATATCGCCGGCACATCACGAACGCCATCCAGGAAGCCCGTCGCAAGATGGACGAGAGCGTGGGCAAGAAGGCGAACAAGGTGAAGTCGAAGGCATACGCGCAGCGACAGAGAGAGATCACGAAACTGGTCAACGCGGAACTCGACGACGAGCCAGCGTTCCAGCTCCGCTCGATGCTGATGACTCCAGGCAGCCAGGTGAAGCTCGACGCTGCCGAAGTCGAAGCAGAGATGAAGGGCGAACCCAGGGCTGCGGAAATCATGCGAGCCACGAAGTCAGCCTTCAACAAGAAGGGCGAGACCTCGGCTGCGATGATTGCAGAAGACTACGGCTACGACAGCGTCTACTCGATGCTGCGCGACATGGCGGACTCGGGCAAGAAGCCGGACGCAGTCAAGCGCATCGTGAAGGAGCGCATGGACGCGGAGGAGCTTGCTGACCCGTCGATCGCTCGCCTGGAAGACTTGACCACGGACGAAGCGATGGACGCCATGCACAACGCATCCTGGGAGCACACGCTCCTGGCAGAAATCACAGCCCTCGAGAAGGTCACAGGCCGGAAGCGGTCCTTCCCTGTCCAGGTACTCAAGGTGAACGCTGCGCGGATGATTGCCGGCATGAGACTCAAGGACCTCAGCCCTGGCCTTTACCTTCGGGCAGAGCGCAAGGCAGCGAACGGGGCGATGCGAGCACTGGAGAACGGAGACCAGGCTCTCGCGCTCGAGGAGAAGTCGAGGCAGCTTATGAATCAGTACCTCTACCGCGAGGCTGCCAGGAAGCAGAAGAAGGCCGACAAGGACCTCCAGGACATCCAGCGATACAACACCGTCAAGGGTCGCAAGGGAATCGATACCTCCTTCCTCCCGCACATCGTCGGAGTGCTTCGCCGGTTCGACCTCCGCAAGACCGCGCCGGTTCCCCAGGAGCCAGAGGCGTCCGCCGAGGAGACCAGAGACTTCGTCGCCGGTCGCGAGAACGAGGAGTCACTCGTGAACCAGGGCGAGGCCGTCCGAATCCGCGACGACAATCCTGTGTACTCGGACCAGCCGACACCGTGGCACCAGCTCACGGTCGAGGAGTTCGAGACCTTCGTCGAGGCCATCAAGAACCTGGTGGCGATCGGGAAGCAGGTCGAGACAGTAGTGCTCAACGGAGAGCGCATGGACAAGGCCGACACCGCCGCCCGAGTGACCGACAACCTCGTGGAGAACGTACCCGAGAAGCCGGCAGTCATTCCCAAGGAAGGCACGAAGCTGTCCCTCCTCACGTACTGGACCGAGCTGCGGAAGCGCCGGAACATCGCGAGGAAGATCGACGGCTACAAGGACACCGGCGCAGCTCAGGACATTCTGATCGCGAGCATGAGCCGAATCCAGGGAGAGGAGGAGAATCGTCTCGCTCAGGAGTTCGAGGCGCTCCGCACGATATTCAGCAAGTACGACCTGGACGCTCGGGCCATGAAGAAGAAGCACATCTTCGCAGGTGGCCGCATCGAGATGACCCAGGAACAAGTTTTATCCGTCGCGCTCAATGCAGGGAACGAGGAGAACCGCCAACGTATAACAGAGACAATAGGGTTCTATCTTCGCCCTGGAGCGGGACGTGATAATGACAGCGCCCAGAACGTGCTCGAGGAAATCATCGGGACCGTCAGCGACGAGAACTGGACGATGGTGCAGGAGGTCTGGGACTACCTGGATTCTTACTGGCCGGAAATCGCAGCCCTCGAGGAGCGCACGACCGGCGTGATTCCGAAGCGCGTGGAGCCTGTCGCGTTCACGACTCCGACGGGCCGACAGATGCGAGGCGGCTACTACCCGATCGCATACGACGCTCGAGTCACGGACAAGTCCAGGGGAGACGCGACACGCCTCGAAGCGATGCAGAACATGGCCGGCTTCGCTGGCTCTGCGATGACCGCACACGGACACGCGAAGGAGCGCGTGGGTTCCGGTGGCCGAATCGTAAAGATGGACCTGGCGGTGATGTTCAATCACGTCGGCTCTGTCGTTCACGACATTACTCACCGCGAGACCCTGGTCGGCATCCATCGAATCCTTCGGGACCCAGAGCTGGCTGCCGAGATGCAGGGACGCCTGGGCCAAGACGACTACAACCAGTGGATGCACTGGATTCAACGCACCGCTGCCGGCGACGAGCGGGCTGCGACTTCGGTCGAGAAGTTCGCTGGAGTCCTACGCGGTCGCGTTACTATCATGGGCATGGGCCTGAACTTCTCCACGGCTTCCTTGCAGATGATGGGCCTGACCCAGTCGGTGCAGAAGATCGGCGGGAAGTGGGTCGGCGCAGCGATGGGAACCTACCTGGCGAACATGGCGAACCTGGGCGAGTGGCGCGGCGCCATCAACGAGAAGTCTTCGGTGATGGAACGACGTGGCGAGACTTTCAACCGCGACGTGCGCGAGCTGAGCCGGCAGGTGTCGAAGTCGAAGAAGCTGTCGCTCTGGGAGAACGCGCTGTTCAGCCCGATCGTGGCTATGCAGTCGATCGTAGACGGCATCACCTGGACAGCGGCATACAACAAGGCTGTCCACGAGGGGGAGACCGAGGAGAAGGCTGTACAGCGAGCAGACGACGACGTCGTGCTGACGCAGGGCTCGGGTCGCATCTCGGACCTCTCCGGCATCGAGGGGCGCTCTCCGTTCCTCAAGCTGTTCACGACGTTCTATTCGTTTATGAACACGATGTTCAACCTGTCCGTCGATGAGTACAACCGGATCTGGAACGAGGACCGACCGACAGCCATCAAGATGGCAAAGTCGGCCCAGGCCGTGTTTATGATCTACGTGCTGCCGGCAACGCTGACCAACTACGTACTCGACATTCTCATCGCCGGCGAGGAGCCGGAGGACGAGGAGGAGTGGATGAAGTGGATGGGTCAGCAGAACATGAATTACTTTGTGGGCCAGTTCCCGTTCATGCGCGAGGCTGTGCCGACAGGATTCCGATACTCGGGTCCGGCAGGTCTTCGCTTCTTCGAGAACCTCCAAAAGGGCTGGGCAGCAGGAACCGATCTCATCCCAGGAGGCGAGCAGTTCGGGGGCGACGATGCGCCTGAACTTTTCGAGGACCCGATCGGACTACTTGACACAGCCGACTCAAGAGCTATAATTGACGCACTTGGCGTAATGGGACCAATACCGACCGTCGAGATCAAGCGTATGATTCGAGGACTACATCGTATACAAGAGGGCGAGACCGAAGGATTTTTAGATGGAGCAACAGGATTATTTTTCAGGAAGGCTAATTAGATGCTGAGTAACACAGACGTAGTTTCAGACATATACACCGGAGACGATGCGAACACCGACTTCGACTATCCGTTCAAGACGACAGCGGATTCCGAGATCAGGGTCTTCGTCAAAGACACTTCGGTCACGCCGAACACGGTGACAGAGAAGACGAACTTCACCGTCCAGGCCAACTCTCACGACAACAACTCGGGCGGGAGCATCACGTACCCGAACGACGCATCGGACGAGCTGACGACGACCGAGCGCATGGTCATCGTCCTGAACCTCCCGCTGACCCAGGCGACGACGTTCACGAGCCGAGACAAGCACACATCGATCGAGGCTGCGCTCGACGTTTTAACGAAGAAGGTCCAGGTACTCGACGAGCAGGTCGCTCGATCTATCAAGCTGAACATACTGGACCAGGCTCTCATCACGACGGACGAGCTGGCTGCGGAGATGGACAGCCCTCCGACCGACGAATACTTCATTCAATGGAACGCGACCAGCGGACGCGTGGAGTGGACTCTGACTGCGAACACCGAAGTCCCTCTCTCTGAACTCACGCAGAGCGGCGCATCGACTGGCAACGTCGTTCGATGGGACGGGGCTTCATGGGTGCCTGACGGAGACCTCACCACCGCCGAGGCTGACATCATAACCAACGCAGCGGCGATAGCACTCAACACGACACACCGCTCATCCGACGGCAGCGATCACAGCGACGTAGTATTAAACACTACGCATCGAAGTTCCGACGGCAGCGATCACAGCGACGTAGTATTAAACACGACGCACCGAAGTTCTGCCGGCAGCGATCACAGCGACGTAGTATTAAACACGACGCACCGAAGTTCTGCCGGCAGCGATCACAGCGACGTAGTATTAAACACGACACACCGCTCATCCGACGGCAGCGATCACAGCGATGTAGTATTAAACACGACACACCGCTCATCCGACGGCAGCGATCACAGCGATGTAGTATTAAACACGACACACCGAAGTTCTGCCGGGACAGACCACAGCGATGTAGTATTAAACACTACGCATCGAAGTTCCGACGGCAGCGATCACAGCGACGTAGTATTAAACACGACACACCGATCATCGGATGGGACAGACCACAGCGACGTAGTATTAAACACGACACACCGAAGTTCCGACGGCAGCGACCACGGCTTCCTGGACCAGGCCGTTACGATCGCGGCGAGTCCGACGTTTGCCGCCATCACGTCGGCGAGCGGAACCATTACATCCGACGGAGCAACGACCGAGACGAACCACCTGTTCTCTCACACGACTCCGGCGATTGACTGGGTGATCGGCTACGACCCTACAGACACGAGATATAAAATATCGAAAGGAACTTCTCATTCAGGAGGAACTACGGCGGTGGAGTTCCGCGACGTAGACGGGAGCGCAAAATTCTACGGCTACATCGATATGGCTGATTTTGCGGTTCGCGGAATGGGCGGCGACAGATTTAACCCTGCCTTCGTGCCCAGCGGCACCGACGGGGATACAGGAATTTTTTCGAACTCGGCTGGGTACGTGAAGTTCTCCTCGAACAGCACTGAGGCTTTCAAGATCAGCTCGAGCGGAACGACCTGCATTTTCGACTTCGACTGCCAAGCCCAGATTCAGGGACAGGCGGGGAGTGCAGTTGGCGACCTGGCCTTCAACACCTCGGACGACACCGATACCGGCTGGTACGCGATCGGCGCGAACAACTTGGGAATCGCCGCCGGCGGAGTGCTACAGGTAGACATCAACACCGCCAGGGCAGCCTTCAAGCAGCAGATTAGAGTCGTGAAGCAGACCAGGTACGACGTGCTGACGACGCTCTCGACGACCGGCGCAGTGTCCTGGGACATCCAGGCGGAGCCAGTCGCGAAGCTCGACATCACCGACAACGTGACACTCACCATCAACAACATAGAACAGGGTTCGAACGCGTGTATGCACTTCATCCAGCACTCGACCGCCAGGACAGTCACCTGGCCGGCGGCAGTTAAATGGGCTGGAGGCTCAGCGCCGGACCTCTCGACAGTCAACGCAGAATATCTCATCAGCTTCTTCTCGCCGAACGGGACGGACTTGATCGGGTCTACAATATTGGATTATTCATAATGACACCTCTTGGAATGGCAGGGAGCGTAATGGTCGGAGGCCATCCGACACCACAATACGACGCACCAGTAGTCAATATCAGCGATCCCGCACCAGCTTCGGGTGTCGCAGGAACAGTTGTTGTTGATTGGACAATCACCTACACAGGCACAGTAACCTCGGCTGATATTAGTAGTGGAAGCACCACTACTAACAACATCGGAAAAGTGTGGCACTCCTCAACAACGAGTGGCGCGGCCCAAGGAACTTGGAGTTTAATCAATCCAACAGCAACAGACGGCACAGCGAAAGTTCGGTTCACTTCCACGAATGGGAGTGGTGGGTTTGTGCGAGTTCTTATGTTAGCAGATGCCGCATACAATAGTACCGCAGGGAGTGCACAAACTGAATGGAATACGCCCAACGCATCCGTTAGCGCAACACCACCTATTGTGACCATTGGTTCACCGAGTCCATCTTCGGCAGAGGAGGGTTCAGCAGTTATAAATTGGGGCATAACTTACTCATCTTGGGCAGACACATATAGTTTAATAACCTCAGAAATTACAGCTAATTTTACTGGCTCAACAGCAGGTACTTGGTCTGTTATAAATGGCACAACAGCAACACCTACAGTTCGATTCACATCAACATCTGGATTCGGTACTGTTGGATTCGATGTTCTTTCAGGAGCGTGTCAGAGTGGTGGAGTAAACAATGCACCCTCAAGCGCATCAGCTACAGCAACTATTACAGAAGATGGGGGTAAATAATGAGGACTCATGTAACCGCACAAGACATCTGGGACTTGAATCCATGTTCGGATTTTACGTTAGAAAAACTACAACAGGGCATGGGTATTGAACCTATTACGTTAGAAGAATACGCTGAAACGGATTATTCTGATTATGGAATTCCGACTCGAGCCGAGGGTCAAAAGCGTGACCAACTATGGGTGTTCACAAGTCTAATGTCCCGACAAGAACGAATTCAACTTGGGGTTGATATTATTGATACGGCTGAACTATTGACACCAAATGAGGTGGTGCGTGATTCGCTTGTTCTTATGGAGTCATTTCCCAGCGCTGAACAAGTAGCTGCTCAACGAAATATTGTAGAGACATTATTGCTAGAATCGGGTCAGGGGACTTCCTTGTATAACATTATAGATTCAACGCGACAACTTTTGAATCCGTCCGAATCGCAGAAATCAGTGATGCGTATATGTAGATTCATCGAGGGTCATACCGTGGATTCAACGTACCAAAAATTCACGGATTTAGCCGTGAGCATCCTGAAAAAAGTAGTTTAATAAAAGGAGAATAGAATGACGGGTACACCGAGGAGAAGACCATGAGCGAAGAACGAAAAATATTAGATCCAAAGACACCGGCGGGAGCTTACGCTATCGTCGAGGAGCTGGCCGGCAAGGAACCTCTTGAGCGGAAGGCAGGACTGGCTCGAGAGGCGGCGCTCGAAACTGTACGTAAATTCATGCAGTACGCGATCAGCGCAGCCGAGAAGGAAGCCGCCGAGAATGAGGCTGCGGAGGAGGAAGTAGACTTGTCCTCAGTCCGCGCTTCGATCGAAATGTTCGACAAGAAGGAATCGGAAGGGGGTGATGATAATGTTGAGTAGTATTATTTTACTTGTCCTGGGATTCGTCCTGGGCGCGATCGTGACTGCGGTCGTGCTGAACAACCAGCACCGGAAATGGTTCGCTCGAATCATCATGGAGGTGGACGAGTACGTGGACCGAGCCGAAGAACTTTCGACATCATCCTGGAAGCGAATCAAGCAACGATTAACCAACGACCTATAAGTAAAGGATTCACATGAGTGACGATGACCGTGCCATATCAGACGACCACGGCACCAGCATCAAGTCCCTGTTCGGCATCACGAGAAAACTGAGCACGGACCTGGCTTCTGTCGGCGCACAACTAGATGGGCTGACAAATTCGTTCTCACGCATCGAGAGCAATCTCCAGGATAAAAGCCAGCCGCCATACCAAGCGATCGGGCTTATCGTGATCCTGGGGACTTTCTTCTGGGGAGTGGTTGTCACGTTCATGTCGGCCATCGGCTACCTGTTTTACGATTCGGTGAAGGCGGACGCGATGAGGAACGAGGGAGCAATCCTTCGCCTCGTCGAGGCCGACCATAAAAACCAGAAGAACATCGCGGCGCTGACGACTTACGTCCAGATGAACCAGCGCGAAAGCGAGCAGCATAGAGAATGGTTGCAGCGCACCAGCGATAGTAACCGGATCGCGAGGGAGTTCTCGCTGGAGGGCCATGCTCGCCAGGATGAGCGGCTCGACGAACTGGAAAGGCAGAGCTATGGGTCTCCTGACTAACACCATTAAAGACGAGCACGGCAAGGAGCAGGAAGTCCTGAACGGTAACGCGAAGCTACTCATCGCTCTTTTTTTTGGCGGCGGGGTCATCGGGACCAATACGCTGAGCTGGAACCTGTCTCCAACAGAGCAGGTCCAGTCTGCGCCGATCGCGGTCGTAGAGAAAATGCTCGAGGACAAGGCGGACTCGATGGAGCAGATGCTCGACACGAAGCTCATCCAGAAAGACGCGGCGGACCAGGAGGTCGAGATAGAGCAGATGAAGGCAGACATCATCGACCACTTCAATCGCGATTCGCGCATCACAACGAACGAGCGCAGAGTGCAAATTATGGAGGATAACTACATCGTTCAGCAGAAGGTCCTACTGGAAATTCGAGACGCAACCAAAGAGGAATAATATCATGTCTGGAGTAGTTGGGGTAATCCGAGGACTGTTCGGTGGTGGTGGTGGCTTCGGGCAGTTCGCCGAGAAGACCGTCGGCATCGTCGGCAAGTTCATCAAAGACAAGGACGCGGCGAATCTACAGATGACCCAGGTTGATATGGCGCAGCTCGCGGCAGAACTCGAGGTCGCGATGGCAGAGTTCGGCGTCGAGGAAAAAGTTCTCGAGCTGGAGAAGACGGCCAGCGAAGGCATCACCGCACAGAACCTCGCGGATGCAGAGTCGAGTGACCCAGTGCAAAAGCAGTGGAGACCGAAGGCATCGCTGCGCCTGGTAAATCTCCTCATCGGTGTCGTGCTCGCGGAGTTCGGACTCAAGCTCACGCAACAAATTTATTTTCCAGAGAGCGAGATGGATCTCACCTTCGAGTACACGCGTGAACTTCTGTTCGGAGTGTTCTCTCTGCTCGGCGTCTACATGGGTGGACGCAGCTTCGAGAAGCTCAAAGGAATCTCGCACAAATAGAACGCGGCCAGGGACTCCCGGGGAGTCTACCTGGCCAACCCATCGGTATCCGTTGCCTGGGCCGATGGTGGAGAGCGCCGGTTTTTTACAGCTTACCGGCGCTCTCCCTTTGTTTATAGGCCATTCCTGAATCGCAATCGCTGGGCTGCAATCCTACACAAAAAGGTTGCAATCCTGCACAAAAAGGATTAAACTAACTAAAACTAACCAAAGCAGCATAAAGGGAGGTGATCAAATTGACCAAAAAAAAAGAACCGAGCAACATCACACTGGGAGCTGCGGCTCAGCTCGTCAGTGAACTCGGGCGCGACCAACCGTCGCCTGGAACGATGTCTAACTGGCACACGAAGGGATGCTTCGGTGTGAAGCTGAAAGTGAATCGCATCGGACATCGCATCTACACAACGAAGCCTGACCTTGAGAAGTTCCTTGAGCAGGTAAAAGAAGTAGTCGAAAAGAAATACGCGAGAGCGTAGAAAGGAAACACCATGACCGAACAAACGGACTCCCCAACAACCGAAGAAACAAAAACGAAGAAGACGAGCGTCAAGGAATTGCGATCGCAAATCGCAGACCTCGAGCAGCTCATCGAAGATCGAGATCAAGAAGCATCGACGCTCGGCGCACGACTCAAGAAGGCAGCAACGCAACTCACCTCTCTCGAGAACGACGTCGCGGAACGAGACGCGACCATCGACACTCTGGAGAAAACCGGCCCGAACATCTACGAGCGGATGCTCGCCATCATGGAAGAGGTGAAGTACCTCAAGAAAGACTTCAATAAAAACCTCGGACATCCAGCGACAACGCATGACGATGTCAGTGAGGCGATCCGTAAGGCCGCCGTGAACCACAAGGTCTTCATCCATACGACGACGATCGAGAACAGCACCGAGCTGATTCCTCGCCCGTCAAAGTATGATTCAGACCGTCGGGTGAGCTACACGAACGTAGACATCCTCGTGACCTTCATCAACGTGGACGATCCCGATGATAACTGCTCGTGTCGATTCATCGGTGCCGGCGAAGGTGCAGACAACAAGACACCAGGCGCAGCGTACAGCTTCGCGGTGAAGACGGCTCTGCTCAAGACCTTCCTGATTCCGACCGGCGAGGAAGAAGAAGAAGCACACCTCGAGAAGTCTATGACTGACGAGGAGAAGTCTGCGTCCGAAGCGAAGAAGGCTGCTGTCCTCCAGGAGAAACAAGCGAAGGAACTCAAGCAGCGTATCGCGAAGTCCGACACAATGCTCAAGGATCTCGTCAGCCAGCGAGGCTTCCACCTGGTAGACACCGTCACCTGGATCGAGCAGATGCACGAGAAGAAGTGGGTGGACATGGACCTCAACGAGCGCCAGCGAGCGTTCAAGCACGTCCGCTCCGACTACAAGGGAACGGCTGACGCCAAGCCCGAAAATGAAGAAGAAGCGCAGTCCGAAATGGAAGGCCACTACGAAGGCGAGCAGCAAGGCTGGCAAGACCAGGGATAACAACAGGCCACAGGCCGAAAGGAAAGACCAATGAGTACACTGAAAGAGAGAGTAATCGACCAGGCTCGGCGCGTCCGAGTCATCGACGGCGGCGGGTACGCTGTCTTCAATCACGAAGGGGACGACTACGAGATCCATATCAAGCAATCCGAGGATTATGTCCTCGCCTTCAAGCAGTTTGACGACGATGGATTCCCTACGATCGATCTCAAGTATCCATCGGTGAAGTGTAGGTTCCGCGAGGTGTTCCCGAAGAATACGAAGCCGACCGAGGCGACCCAGGTGGCACCCATGCCGGACGAGGTCACGCTCCAGGTGCCGACCGAGGCGATGCTTTCGCACCTCAAGGGTGAAGTCGCAATCGTCGTCCAGGAAGCGAAGGACATCGTGGTGAGGAACGACGAAGACTTCAAGCGCATCGAGACCATCGCGGCGAACTCCGCCGGCTACATCAAAGAGGTTGCGAAGTTTATCGAGCCGTATAAGAAGGCAGCGAAGGCCGTACACTCGAATATCTGCGCTCTGGAGTCTTCGCTTCTCGATGAGGCGAAGGAGGCGAAGTCTATCTCGACGCGCAAGGTCGGGCTACACCTCGAGGATATGGAGCGCCAGCGCCGCAAAGAACAAGCTGCTGCGGACGAGGCTGCTCGGCTTGAGAAAGAAAAGGAGGAACGCGAAGAAACGGAGATGCTTCGCAAAGTCGCCGGTGATGAGGTGGCTGACGCATACAAGGAAGAAGCCGCAGCTCAGCCAGTCATCTCCCATAAGGTGGACAGCTTTGCGCCTACCACCAGGAAGGGGACCGGCGGTCGCAAAAACTACAGCGCTCGCGTCGTAGACGAGAGTCTCATCCCTCTGAAATACCGACCCATCGACATGAAGCTGCTGAACTCAGAGGCGCGGCAGTTCAAAGAAAAGTTTGATGTCGAAGGCGCGAAGCTCGTAGTCGAAACCACCGGCGTAGTCCGAGGAGGTAAGTAACCATGAAGATCACATTATTGAACCTGACAGCTATCGTTTTATGCGACATCTGCTGCACCATCCTCGGCTGCGTTCTCGCGCTGTGGCTCGCGGGGGTGATCACATGAAGGCTAAAACCATCAAGGCCATCCTACGAAAGAAGACGGACGACTGGCTCTCGACTATCGAGGACGACGCGGTCCGCGCACTGGCTCGGAAGAACACCATCATCACCGGCGGCTGCATCGCGTCTATGCTCCTACAGGAGAAGGTGAACGACTATGACCTGTACTTCCGCAACGCCGAGACCGCCTACCAGGTGGCGAACTACTATATCACGAAGTACAACGACGAGGTCGGTGGAGACATTAGTCTCATCGATGACCGCGAGGAAGACAGGATCGCAATCATGGTACAGTCCGTTGGCATCGAAGGGACGAAGGAAGACGAGGCAGGGTCTCCCGATGTCCAGGGCGATGACCTCGAAGTCCCGACGCAGGTTGAGACCGGCAGGTATCGTCCGGTCTTCTTCTCAATGAACGCGATCTCATTGAGTAACAAGATTCAGCTCGTGACTCGGTTCTACGGCGAGCCTGACCAGATTCACGAGAACTATGACTTCGTCCACTGCACGAACTCATGGGACTCGTGGACAGGCAAGCTCACGCTGCGACCAGACGCTCTGGAGTCGCTCCTGACGCGAGAACTCCGGTACGTCGGGTCGAAGTATCCCCTATGCTCCATTATACGCACACGGAAGTTCGTGGCGCGTCAGTGGACCATCAACGCCGGACAGTACGTGAAGATGGCGTTCCAGCTCCAGGAGCACGACCTCAACGACCCAGCGGTCCTCGAGGAGCAGCTCACTGGAGTAGACATACACTACTTCTTCGAGGTCATCACGGCATTGAAGGAGCGAGACTCAAAACGAGTCGATACGGCTTACCTCATGGAAGTCATCGATCGTATATTCTAACCGCGCATCGCGCACACAAAGGAAAACGACATGAAGACGAGACAACAATTTGATCGACGCTTCGGCAAGACGAAGACCCAGCAGGTGAACTGCTGTAAAATGAAATCGGCAGAAATAATCGGGATGGCGGTCGCGGCACAGGAAGCCGCTGAGAAAATTCCCGAGAACTACCGAAGCCGAGAAGACAAGGTCCTCATCTCGACAGCGGTCGAGTGTGCTGAGAAGTACACCTCTCGAGCCATTCGATTGACCGAGTCGAAATACATGGCGCTCGCCAGCGAAGCCAATCTGGCTCTCAATATGAGGCGTATACTAAAGTCCGCCGCGAGTGACGAACAGAAGCAGGTTGAACTCAAGGCGCTCGCGGAATTCAGGCTCGATAATCTCTGGGAATGTATCGAGCCAGATGAAGACGCCGATGTAGTAATGGATGAAATCTTTGGGACACTGTTCGATATTTTCGAGGTGGTCCGCGACAAAGTGAAGAAGGGGAAAACTGATGAAGCATCCGAACAAGTTCGTGGATACGATGAACCAGAGCGAGCTGCACAATCGACGAGTGGAACTAAATATGATACAGATGTCTCTGGTGAGCACACTGGGAACGATGAATCGTATAATAGAGGGGGCACTGGACGTGAGCCAGCAACCTCCGCATCAGCAGGAAATAATTCAGCAAGCCAGGAAGGAGGCGCTGAATCTAGCGATGACAGTCGCGGACGAGGCTGATGCAGCGCTGAATGTGATAGGAAACCAGGCCCAGCTATCTTACTTACAGAACTGCGAGATCAAGATGATCTGCAAGGACGGAATCCTCAGTAACGCCGAGAAGATCGAGAAGGTGATGGCGATGACAGACAGGAACGCCGAACAGTTGTACTCCTTCCTGAGTCACACCGAGTTCGACCCGAACCGGATGGACTCACTGGATTCCATAGGACTGCTCGACGAAGAACAAGACATCTAAATGGCCATTGGCCGAAAGGAAAACACCATGAGTGATAAGAAACTCAAAATGCCAAGTATCAACAAGGTCGAGTTCTCTGGGAACATGACCAGGGACGGGGAGCTGAAATATCTGCCGAGCGGTATGGCAGTGTTCGAGTTCTCGGTCGCCGTAACCGAACGACGCAAGAACAAAAAGACGGGCGAGATGATCGAGGAGACTTCGTTCATCGACTGCGCTGCCTGGGACAAGGCTGCGGAGTGGCTCGCGAAGGACACCAAAAAAGGATCTCCTGTAATCGTAGACGGGAAGTTCAAAACGGACACCTGGGAAGACAAGTCGACAGGACAGAAGCGCAGCAAGCTCAAGGTCACGGCGTTTCGAGTTCAGACTCTCGCCTGGGAGGACGATGGGGGTCGTCCTGGAGCGCACTCGTCCGGTGGTGGACAGCAAGGCGGCGGCTACTCAGAAGCCCCGAAGCCGCGTGTCATAGAGGAGCCAATAACCTTTGATGACATACCGTTCTGAGGAGATGATCATGTCAATTAAATCACATATCGAACGGACGCTCGAGGAGCTGCGCGAGAACAGAGCTATGGAGCTCGAGGAGATGATTCAGCTCTCCTGCTCTCTGGTGGCATCTGGCGCGTTCAATCGCTCCACCACGAACCACTTGCAGCACGAGACCCTCATGCTGATGGCCGATGACGACAAGCTATCATTCGAGGATGCTCGGGGACGTATGTCGAAGGAAGCCGTGCAGGAGTGTGTGAGACAGGCAGCTCGGGACGTAGCGACCAGTGCTCGATTTTTACGCACTGCGATCATGGATGAGTTGGACACAGAAGGAGCGTAATAAACGAGGAGGGGCTGGCGGGTACGTAGACCGCCAGCCCCAGAAAGGAGTGCCAATGAGTAAGCACTACAACCGAAGGATACAGTATGGGACATAATAAGTTAAAGCGCTATGAGCGCACGAAGCTGCACTCGATGTACTTCAATGCGGAGAACTGGGTGTCCTCGATGACCGTGAGGCTCCTGGGTCTCGAGGCAACCGGCGCGTACATCAATCTCCTGGCTGCTGCCTGGTTGACGGATGACTGCCACCTTCCGAAGGACGAGGATACGCTCAGGCTACTCTCAGGGTCTACATCAGAGGCTCAGTGGGCCCGAGTATGGCAAAAGCTGAGAACGTCGTTCCTGGAGGATTCTCGGGGATTCTACAACGAAGTGCAGCTCGCCGCCTGGAATAAGGCGATGGGCATCTATCAGCAGCGCGTCGAGGCATCGAAGCTCGGCGTGGCTGCCAGGGAAAACAACCGCACGGTTGACCACACGGTACTACCGCACGGTACTACCGGAGGTACTACCAAACAGAAAACAGAAAACAGAAAGGGGTTAAAAGAGAAAAGAGAAAAACTACAGGGGGCTGTAGGGATCTCCGCCATCGTCAAGAACGCAACCAGTGACCTCACGAAAGGGACACATCCAGGCCGATTCAGGGGTCTGGTCGCTCCTGTGGTCGGGGAGCAGGACTGGGCGAGGTCTTACGGGTTCTTCTGTTGGGCCTCGGAGGAGTATCCCTATTTCCACGAAGACCTGGACCGGATGGTCGATTCACGCGATCCGGCCATACGCCAAGCAAAAGGAATCGGTGACGCTCCCCTGGGGACGGCCTGGTTCCGCTGGAGGGTGAAGGAATGGGCATCAGAGACCCAGACCATCATCCCGAAGGATATGCAACTCAACGCTCAATACAGAGCACGAAAGGAAAACCAATGAGTAAGCGCAATAGAATGAAGGACAAGAAGCAGCAGATGAGCCTCAATGAAATCATGGAGTTCATGGGGGAGGAGGGTCTCATCGACAAGGTGCGAGACTTCGACGACAATCTCATCACCCGAAAGGAAATCGAGCACAACTGGGGCTACGAGAGCGAGTACATCGGTACACTCCCGGACGCCTACGTGAACCAGCTCGTCAGACAGGGCAAGATGCCGAAGTACGTTCCAGTCAATGAACACGGTCGCGTATGGTTCCGGTCGATGGTCCCGAAAGAGCGACCACTCCTATACATAGAGCAAAGGGCGATCGACAAGATGGCGTTCCAGGCGAAGAAACTGGAGCGCAAGAAGAAGGCTCCGGCAGAACCAAAGCCAGAGCAGAACGGTCAACTCACGATCGACGTCGCGGAGTTCAATGCGATGAAGGAACGCCTGGCGCAGCTCGAAGAAAATGTCGCATCGGCATCAGTATGATCGTCGTCGAAATCACAGAGGAGCTACGAGAGAGGGCGAGGTGCCGGCTGGCGGCGGTGAACATCGAGAACCATCACTTCCAGCCGGCTGATGTCCCCAGGAGTGCGATGGTCGGGATGCTCGGCGAGTATGTCGTGCTCAAGTATCTCTACGGAGACGAATCATTCGATGAGCACCAGGACACCAAAGACTACGACATCGACTTCTTTGGGACACTGATCGACGTGAAGACCAAGAGAGGCAGCGGTAGGCCGAAGCCGTACTACAACGCGGCAGTTGTCGCAACTCAACACGAGCAGGGGTGCGACGTCTACTGCTTTGTTCGTATTCTCGAGGACATGACCGAAGGATACCCGATGGGGTGGATCAAGAAGTCAGAGTTCTACGAAATCGCGAGGATGTTCCATAAGGGAGATCAAGGCGAGAACGGGTACGTCTACCCAGCGGACTGTTACGAGGTCCGATACGATGAACTCAACCCGATGGAGCGCATGAAGGTGTACTTCAACGCGAAAGGAGAGGAACAGTGAACGAGACAATTCCGAGAATCGAAAACGACACGACGAACATCAGCGACAAACTTTTCACTGACGTATTCATAGAGCATAACGCGGTACTCAAGAGCCTGGGCTTCCCTGCGATGCGCCAGGACGTGACTGTCATCGCAGACAACATCCTGCCGGCAGACAAGAAGACGTCGAACTGGACCGGATACGCGGACTGGAAGAATCTGGTCATCAACCTGCACTTCAACGATAGGCTTCGAGCGGTCGTGCAGCGCAAGGACATGATGGGTGGGAATCACTGGTTCGCGCTGCACTCAACGAAGGCCATCGTGACAGACGCGTACTCGCATGAGACCGGACACATCGTAACCGAGCATCCCTCCCAGGAGTTCCCCAGGACTCTCGAGAGGCACTCGGTCAACCGGCTCCAGGTGCGTGAGGGGCACAACACGAATATTCTCCTGGCGCGAATCGCGGTCTCTCAGATGGTCAGGGGAATATTCTAATGCAGTACGATTCTCAATACAGGGACGTGCTCAACAACCGCCGAGAGGCAGAAGAAGGAGGCTACTATGCCAAAGAAACGAGTGAACAGTAGAGCGAAGGGAATCCGTGGAGAACTCGAAGCGTGTAAGCTGCTGGCGAGCTGCGACTTCCCAGCGATTCGTTCACAGCAACACAAGGGCGCGTCCGACGCGAGTGATGTCCTGGTCCCCAGGTTCGAGCAGCTCAGCCTGTTCCCCGAGGTCAAGCGCGTCGAGCAGCTCCGCCTGAACGACTGGATGAATAAATGCCTCGAGGACATCAAGACTCACTCGATGGCCGAGGCTGAACGTGAAGGGAAGGAGATGTATGCAACGAAGCCGCAGATGCCTGTAATCCTTCACCGACGCACGAAGGAGCCCTGGTTCATCACGATGGACGCCGTGGACTTCTTGCAGCTCATCGACCGCCTGGACGGAGAAGTCGCGCACCTCAACAAGGTGATCGCTAACGTCGAGATAAATAGCATCGTCGGCGATGGAAGGAGATAGTAATGAGAATGGCATACAACGAAATTTACCGAGACATGATCGTCAGGATGCAGGGGAAGGAAGCCGTCGCAGAGAAATGCCTTCGGGCTGCGGACCGGCGCGTGGAGGAACTACAGGCCATGATCACAATCATGCGGAAAGAGATGGTAAGACTGGAGGCGATGCTCGAGCAGAAGTCTCAGGCGAAGGATGAACAGCGAACCAAGCTACAGGAGCGCATCGCTGACGCCGGCAGAGGCAACGAGCGACTCAAGGGGAAGCTGAACGTATCGAGGCTGCAACATCAGCGAGCCCTACTCCAGAACAAGGACCTCATGGTTGCACTGAGCAAGGCAGAGGCTCAGAATGAGGGGTTGAAGAATATTGAGTGATTGTGTATTATCAATATCATGGATGAACAACAGCAAATAGCGCAAGACATCATGAAGGCAGTCCGATGCTTACTTGACCGGAATGACCAATGGGGAGCCTCGGCTATCGAGGTGAACGCCTTGCTGATGCCAGGTGTCACCATCGAGCGCACACTGTTGACGAAGCAGGAACGCGAGGACCTGATTGAGTACCTCCAGATTCTCGGCAGCACGACGGAGGCGTTCGATTATCCAGAAAATATCGTTGTCACCATCAACACGCTGGCAGCAGACGGACGAGGAAATCCAGGCGGCAGACGTCGGCCTGGGTTCCTCTCCGACTATGAGCAAATGATTTTCGATGAGGTCGCCAAGACCTTCCTCGCCGAATCATTCGCTCAAGAGAAGCACGAGCGCATCGATGAGGTCTACCAGATGCGCCACACGGTAATTTGAATCTGTTTTCAGGGGAGTAGCTCAATCCTGCGGGTAAATCGCAGACGCGGCAGCGTAGTAGAGCACAGTCGACGAGGATTCTCGGAGACTGCTGTTTCGGTGGCAGATCCGAACCCCCTGACCTTTCTTCGACCCGCTCTTGGGACACAGTCGAACAGAGCTTCGATTCTCCTGGGAGGGGGTCTTCTTATATTCACTATTGACATCCACCACAACGGGCTGTATTCTACCCTCGAACTGATGAGTATTCTCCAGGCAACGAGAACGGCTCAGGGTGCAGGTCTCACGATATTTTTACAAGCACGAACTTGAGTGTCACGGCGACAACTGCTGCGGACACTCAGTTCCCGTAGTACCCACACTGATGACCGTCCTGGACGAGTTCCGGCACCGCGTCTATCAGCCCGTATACCTTTCATGCGCCTTCCGCTGCATCATTCACAATCGAGCCATAGGTTCATATGATGGCTCGCAGCATCCGCTCGGCACAGCAGCCGACATCAAGCAGATAGACGGATGGACGCTGAACGAGATGGCTGACCTGGCCGAGGAAATTCTCACGCACTTCGACATCCCTGGCGGCGTCGGCATATATCCCTGGGGCATCCACATGGACGTCCGCGCATACGACGCGAGCGCTCGACCTATTGCTCCCTGGCGCGAAGATAAGAGGGCTGACTGATGGCCGTCGAGAGCAAGACATACACTATCGACGGACACGATGAATCTATCATCGGAATCTTCACAGACAGGCGGGTCGGCCTCGAGCGCTACATCTACGACGGCGAAGGAATCATTCGCTCACTCGTTCACATGGGCATGACCGACGACGATGCTCGAGAGTATTGCGACTTCAATATCGAGGGGGCTTACATCGGGCCAGGCACTCCGCTCATCGTCTGGGACAGGTGGACTGACTGATGCCAGCAAATAAAAAGCCAGCGAAGAAAAAGCCAGCAAAGAAGAAGGCAGCAAAGAAGAAGGCAGCGGCAGCTCCCAGTCTGACCGAGATGGAGTTCACTCCACAGCAGGTCAACTTTATGAAGTCCTATCTCCAGGGAAACAGCGCGACCCAGGCTGCGATCGACGCCGGATACTCAGTGAAGGGGGCAGCGCAGCAAGGCTCAGCCCTATTGAGAAACCCGAAGATCACTATGATGATTGAGAAGGCTCGGGCCAGGGCGGCGAAGAAGTGTGAGGTCCATGCCGAACAGGTCATTCGCGAGACTGCGAACGTGGCGTTCTCTAATATGCTGGACTACATGAGTATCGATGAGTTCGGGCAGCCCTACCTGGACCTATCACGCATCAACAGAGACACCGGCTCCGCGATTAAATCATTCGACCAGAACCGCATCGTGCGAGTCACGAAGAACGGCGATCGCATCGAGGAGTGTAAGACGAAGATTGTCCTGCACGACAAGCTCGCAGCGCTCGACAAACTCGACATGGCTACCAGTGCGTTCAGGCAGAACAAGGGTAATGTCGAGAGCTCAGAGACCAGGCCGGTCATCAACGTCGTCTCGAACATTCCAGCGCATCCTCCAGGGCATAATGTACGAAGACCTGACCCGATGCTGATTGAGCACGACGATGATTGATATACTCGAGGAAATAGACGAGAGCGTACTGCTCACCGCTGACGTGGTGCTCGACGACCTGGATGAGCATGAGGCACAGTCGCGAGCGTCCTACCTTCTCGAGCCGGCGGATGTCATCGAGGAGAACCTGTGCGAGATGGGCATCGAGCCCCGCCAGGCAGACCGAGGCATCATCGAGAACGGCTACGTCCCTCACCGGCTCCAGGCAGTCGTCCACAAGGAACTCCAGAAGTATCGCTTCTTCGTTCTCGTGTGTCATCGACGCTTCGGCAAGACAGTGCTTGCGGTCAACGCTCTCTGTCATGCTGCGGTCACGCACACGACGTACATGGGCAAGCCTGGACGTTTCGCATATATTGCACCACTCCGCAGCCAGGCTCGAAATGTAGCATGGATGTACCTCAAGGCGTTCGCAGCCGGCGTGAAGGGAGCACGAAAGAACGAGAGCGAACTGTGGGTCGAGTTCCCGAACGGCGCGAGGGTCACACTCTTTGGAGCTAACCTCGGACAGGCTGACAACCTCCGAGGAATTTACCTCGACGGCTGCGTGTTCGACGAGCCCAGCCAGATGGACCCAGAGGTCTGGGAGGAGGTCGTGAGACCGGCCTGTAGTGATCATGACGCATGGGTATTATTCATCGGCACACCGAAGGGCATCAACCTGTTCTCTGAGCTGTACGACCAGGCAGAAGACGACCCTGAGTTCGGTCGCGCATCCTACCCAGTCACCGAGACCTTCCTTGACTGGCTGCCCGAGAGTGAAATCGATTCGATTCAGCGCGGACTATCCGAGGCTCGCTTTCGCCAGGAAATGATGTGCGACTTCGGTGCTTCCAGCGCTGACACGATTATCTCCCTCGACACAATCAGCAAGGCCATCAAGCGGAACCATAAATCCACATCGTTCCTCAAGGGTATGCCGAAGGTGGTCGGAATCGATCCCGCGTGGATGGGAGACGACAAGACAGCGATCGCGTTTAGATGGGGGACAGAGATGTTCCCTCTAGCGTACTTCGGCAAGGACGAGCACGACCAGATCATCGGCTACTTACAGAACCTTCGCAAGACCTACGCGCCGGACGCGTGGTTCTGCGACCAGGCATACAGTGAGGGCATCTACGCGCACTGCGAGGAGATTGGCATCCCGCTCAACCTGGTGCCCTTCGGGAGTTCTCCCCTGGATAAGACGCAGTACGGCAATCGAGTTACCGAGATGTACTTCCTTTTCGACGAGTGGTTGAACAAGGGAGGCAAGCTGCCGAACGACTACATACTGAAAGGCGACCTGTCGTCAGTCACCTACGAGTTCCGGCAAAAAAGTTTCAATAACAAGACCTACGACGTGCGGCAACGGCACGAGAAGAAGAAAATCAAAGAGAAGATCAATCGCTCTCCTGATGGGGGTGATGCGTGTGTGCTGACGACCTGCGAGTTGGTGATGTCGAAGTCATCGAAGCACGAGGAGCATACGAACGAAGTACAAACGAGCGACGGCGGGTATCACCCGCACAACAAAATGCGCCGGAAGAATCAACGGCCAAAATCACCGAGGAGATAATTATGTGTATGGGTGGAGGAAGTTACAAACCGCAAGCGACGGAGCCAGTGAAGCAGCCGACAGTCTCGCCGCCTCGCGCAACACCGAAGCGAGTCGATCCCGAAGTCATCCGGCGACGGGACAAGAGCCAGGCTGACCGGCTCCGCGAGACCGCACGGCGATCGTCCGGCTCGACGGAACGTCGTGGTCCTCTGAACACCACTGACAACGAGCTGAGTTAATCATGGGACTATTCGGTGGCGGCAAGCCAAAGACTCCGCAAGGGATGAAGCATATGTCCTCCGGCGAAGATAAAGTATCGACCTGGTCGCTGCGTCGCCTCGAGTCGGAACTCTCGCGCATCAAGCGAGCCAAGTCGTTCAACAGCACACACGGCAAAGCGATCGGGGAAGCCCGTCGGAATATCCAAAATTACTACAAGCCGCAGAAGGGTAAAACCAAAAACTTCGGTGGTATCGGCGGTGTCGGGAACTTCCGTCATCCGACGGGATTCGGCGGCATCCAGTTCGGAACGCAAGGGAGCTCGTCCTCACCATTCAGCGGAGAGAGTCCCGGCCACGGCTTCGGCGGCTATGGTAGCTACAACGTCGAGAACTATCGAAGGCAGTACCACAATCTCAAAGAAAGTAGCGAGCAGCTCAATAATGTCGGCAATATTTTCGGCTCTAACGCCGGTGGAGGCCACATAAATGACCCTTTATACAACTTCAAGGCGCAGGGCGATCTGTTCGCAGCATACGACAGCGCAGTCGAGGCTGCCCAGGGAGATGCTGACGCTATCCGACGCAACCAGCAACAGGCGCAATCCGGCCTGGGGTTGACCGGCGTAGGCGATGAGTTCTGGGTGTCCAGGCTCGAGTCTGCCCTGGCGCAGAAGAAGGCGCAGTTCGCTGGATTCCGAAGCGAACGTAACACACCGAAGCGCGTGAGCCAAGACGCGATCGATGCTAAATCAGAAAACGAACAACGCACTCAGCGAGCTGGAGCAGCTCGAGGTGGTGGTGGTCCAGGCCGACAAGGTCCTCTGACTACGACATCGCCTGGCGTGACAGGAGTCTTATAATGGCACAGGTATCAAGGAACGCGAAGTATGACGAGAACGACGTCCGCGCCTACATGGGTCGCAGGATGGCGCAGCTAATGTCGGAGCGCACAGACCACGAGCCGAACTGGAAAGAGATCCAACAGTTCATCCTTCCCAGGGCTGGTGCGTTCGCTGATGAGCACGGCAACGAGAATCGAATACCGAACTACGACGAGATCCTGAACTCGACAGCGACTAACGCGGTCAAGGTCTTCACGGCCTTCATCATGGCCGGCATGAGTTCGCCGGCGCGTCCCTGGTTCAAGCTGGTCGTCGGTCGCGTGGGCCGAGATTCCACACCGGAGGAGGCTCACTGGCTGGACAAGTTCCGCGACGTGATGCTCGAGGTTTTCGCTCGCTCGAACTTCTACCACATCCTTCCGCGTGTCTACGAGGAGGGAGGCTCGTTCGGTAATGGATGTATGTACATCTCAGAGGACATCCAGGATGTCGTTCGGTTCTACCACTACACCGTCGGCGAGTTCTACTGGGGCCTGTCTGACCGTTTGGAGATCGACACCATCTACCGACCGTTCACGATGAAGGTCGCGCAGGTCGTGAGTAGATGGGGAGTCAACAACGTCAGCGACAAGGTGCGCCAGCAGTACGAGACGCAGAAGCTCGACGAGCTGGTTCATGTGGTTCACGCCATTGAGCCGAACGTCCGCTCCCTGCCGAAGTCGCTGCGGCCATTCGACAAGACGAAGAAGTACATCTCGGTCTACTACGAGCAGACCAACAACGGCAAGATGAACGACGTGCTGAACGTGTCCGGCTTTCGCGAGTTTCCTGCGATGCCGTTCCGCCTTCACCCGCGCTCTGATGATGCCTATGGTATCGGCGTCGGGACCGAGTGCCTGGGCGACGTGCGCGAGCTGCAACATAAAGAGTTTGAGCTGGCCAAGATTCTCGACTACGTGGCGGACCCTCACCTCAAGAGCACGGCTGGAGTCGGTCAGATATTCCGGCATCCTGGTGCAGTGAGCCAGGTGAACCCGCATCACAACGACGTTCTCGAGCCAGTGTTCCAAGCGAACTATCCCGATCGCAGCATCCGGGAGGACATCTCAGTGCTGGAGCAGCGCATCCGCGAATGGTTTGACAACCATCTGGCGCAGCAGATTCTCAACAACGATCGCAGCAACGTGACCGCTCGAGAGATCGAAGCAGCCGAGCAGGAGAAGCTACTCCTGGCCGGTCCGGTACTCGAGTCGGTCCAGGTGTTCCTCAAGAAGGTCATCGATCGCACGTTCGAGGTCATGCTGACGCGACAGATCGGGCCACCACCACCAGAGTCACTCCAGGGTATAGACCTCGATGTCGAGTTCCTCGGAGTCCTGGCTCAAGCACAGAAGGCAGTCGGCATCCGCGCAATCGAGCGAGGCTGGGAGTTCGGCGCGTACTTGTCCCAGGCTCTACTGGCAGCAGGAGACCCACAGGCTGCCGTCGAGGTCTTCGACAACTACAACACGGATGAGAGTATTCGCGACTTCGTTCGCATGGTCGGTATGCCTACGGACCAGACGATCGGAGCTGACGCTGTCGGGAAGGTACGGGCCGACCGAGCGCAAGCCTCTCAACAAGCTGAGCAGATGGCCCAGGCTCAAGCGATGGCTGAGACAGGCAAGACCCTGGCCGAGACACCGACAGGCGGAGAGACGGCTCTCAGGAGCGCCCTCGACGTCGTAGGAGCGCCGTTCTAATGCCCGAGAAGCGTACACCAGAGGATGCACGACAGGAGCGAACCGAGCAGGAGAAGCTCGAGGAGCAGAAGCAGGTCAAGGAGACCTTTCGCAGGGAGCAGCTCAGGGAGGACATCGACAAGCTGCTGAACTCGGGAGCGGGACGGAGATGGCTTCGGTTCTCTCTCGGGCCGCAAGTCTCGAATCTAATGGGACCGAACAGCGAAGGCCGTATCGCGGGTGTCGCGATGGCTGACGAGCTGATGGAACATAGACCAGACGCACTGGCGATCTTATTCGCTACACAGGAGGAAGACGAAAATGGCTGGAATTAAACAACTACTAAAGGGCGGACTGAACACTCCGTTCGGATTTAATGTGTTCTGGGACGAAGACGATGGTGCCGGCAGCGGTGGCACTTCCGCAGCGGACGCGATGTTCGCGTTCAAGGACGGCGACGACGCGAACGGAGACCCGGAGTTCGGCGAGAAGGCGGACGCGATGTTCTCAGGCTTCGACCAGGGAGCCGATGGCCAGGGCGAAGACCAGGGCGAAGACCAGGGCGAAGACCAGGGCGAAGCTGAGGGCTCCCAGGATGACCAGGGCCAGGCTGACAGTCTCACCGACCAGGGAGCCGAAGACAATCAAAAAGATTCTAACTCGGAGGAGCAGGAAGGTGATGCGACAAGCCTCACCGCCGGCGACTTCGATGATGATAGCGGCGACGATGCTGCGGCTGATGACCAGGGTGATGCTGACCCTGGTGAAGCGCAAGCCTACGACTGGGGACTGGAAGAAGGCCAGGAAATTGACGAGCTGGCAAGCGAACATCTCACTCGCGTACTGCGCGAAGTTGAAGTGGACGACGCTGACGCTCCGAAACTTGCTGCTGCCTACCTCCAGCTCCGCGAGGAGCAGGTGCAGCGCGACATCCAAAGCATCGAGCAGCAACGCAACCGAGACGTCGAGGTCATCCGTAATGATCCCGAACTCGGTGGCGAAGGTGACAATGCGACATTCGCCAGGACTATGTCTTACGTGAATCGAGCGCTGGCAGTTGGTGAAGGGAAAGCGCTGAACGCTCTCATGCGACAGCACGGACTCGACAACGACCCGACGTTCGTGAGGTTCCTCGCCAAGACGGGAGCGAACTTCGACGAGGATGTCATCGTCACCACACGCACGGCAGGAGAGGCAGAGCTGTCAGCAGCAGACGCAGCCTTCCCTGAAACCCGAAACATGAAAGCAATCGAACAATAAAGGAATAGACCATCATGGCAACTATCGCTAATGACAAGCTCACACTTGTCGATCTCGCGAAGCGCCTGAAACCAGATAAGTCTCTCGACATGATCGTGGAGACTATGGACGAAGACCAGGAAATCCTCCAGGATATGCCCTGGGTCCAAGCCAATCAGGTTACAGGCCACCGCACGACCATCCGCGCAGGACTTCCCTCGGGAACATGGCGCAAACTCAACAGTGGTGTCCCGACCGAGAAGTCGCGCACCGTTCAGATTACCGAGACCATCGGTATGCTGGAAACATACCTGGAAGTGGACAAGAAACTGGCGCAGCTCTCGGGCAACGTCAACGAGTTCCGCGCTCAGGAATCCCGCGCAGCAATCGAGGGCATGAGTCAGACTCTTGCCACTACGCTGTTCTACGGCGACACCGACACGGAGCCGGAGAAGTTCCTCGGCTTCGAGGCTCGCTACGACGACAGCGCTGCTGGTAACGCCGCCAACATCCTCGACGGTGGTGGCTCTGGTTCGGACAACAGTTCGATATGGATCATCAACTGGCGTCCCGACAAAATTCACGGCATCTATAGCCGTGGCTCCGCTGTTGGCCTCCAGCACGATGACCTCGGCGAAGAACGCGTGTACGACGCGAGTAACAACTCGTACCAGGCTCTCGTGTCTCATCTCACGATGGACATCGGCCTGTGTGTTCGTGACTGGCGCTACGCTGTACGTATTGCCAACATCGACGACAGCGCGTTGACGAAGGACGCTGCAACGGGCGCTGACCTGGTGGATCTCATCAGTGCCGGCATCGAGCGACTCAAGGACCAAAACGGTGCCGTGCGTATGTACTGCACTCAGAACGTCCGCTCGTACCTGCGTCGTCAAATCAAGAACTCGAACAACGTCGAAGTAGCCATGCACGAAGCCTTCGGGCATCGTGTGATGCAGGTCGATGGCGTTCCGGTTCGCAAGACTCACGCTCTGACCGCAACCGAGTCCCAGGTAACTGGACTCTAATCGCTCTCGTAGCAGAAAGGAATAGAACTATGATTATCGATGCAGAAACAGAGTTCAGTGACGCGCAAGCCCTCACCACTACGGAAGTGGGCGACAACGTCATGGACCTCATCAACACATACGGAGACATAGGAGTCGGCGAAGAAATCATCGTCGAGTTCAGTGTCCCCGTCGCTCTTACTGGCGGAACGTCCGTCACGTTTGAGATCGTCAACGACGACAACGCGTCTCTCTCGTCTCCAGCAGTCATCGCAACCTCAGAAGCAATTCTGTCGGCTACGCTGGTCGCCGGATACAAGCAGCGACTAACCATCCCTGCGGGCGCTACACAGCAGCGCTACCTGGGTGTCCAGTACACCATCGCGGGAACGTACAGCGCCGGATCGATCGACGCGTATGTGATCTCGCCTGGACCTGTTGACGAACCCGAGACTTACCTCGGACAGGTTTAACCCGCTAACACAGCGCAACATGGAGGAATAGAGAAATGGCTAAAGCCGCACAACGCAAAGCACCGACGAAGAAGAAAGCAGCGGTCAGCAAGAAGGCTGCCACACGGCAGACCGGACCGAAGACTGCTGCTGAGGAGTTCAGTGAGGAGATGGGTGTTCAGGAGCCTGTCGAGGAAGAAGTCGAAGAAGAACTCGAGGAAGAACTCGAGGACGACGACGACTTGGACCTCGATGCACCTGGAGACGTGATTCCGATCGACGGCTCCGATCCCGAAGACGTAGACGAGAGTCTTCTCGTTGAGAGCTTCGAGACGAACTGCGTGTATCAGTCGAAAGTGAAGCCACCAGGAGAACGGTTCTACCTCATCAAGGAGTCGCACTTCGACCCTCAAATGATGGTGTGGGTGAATCGTGACAACCGGAAGCACCGCTCTCGACGTAAATTCAAGCAGCGAGCAACGCGTGGAACCTTCCGCGACGCCATGCAAGAACTGGCGACCGGTGGGGGAGGCGATAGCCGAGACGAGCCTCTCTCGTAGTCGGCCTGTTGTTGGCTGCGAGCCGTAGATGCAAGTCTGCGGGTGTATGCGATACGGCCGGTGGAGGGGTAACAGCCTCCACCGGCTGACAGGAGAATAGATAC